TTTTGCATTTTCATAGGATTTAATAAAGTTCTCAAATTGTGTTCTGTCGCACTCACTCCCGAATGCGACAAATTGGTTCCACTCATTAAAGTTCATTACCAAGGCAAATCATCCCCAGATTCTGGTGCTGGCTTAAATGATTGTACTGGTGCTGAATCTTGCTTTGGAGTTGGCTTCCACATATCAAGTTCAACATAGAAATTACCTTGTTTACCTTGACAGATGTTTAAATTTAACCATTCTGTCCCAGCGTTTTGTTTGATAAACTCAATCGCCTCTGATGCTTTCAATGATAACTTTCCGACAACCCAATCTGGTGCATTGTCTCTACGTGTGAAATTGAAACCTTTTGCAAATACTTTTTCTGAATTAGCCATTATGAAATTTGTTGTTTACGTTGTGAAAATAATGTTTTTACTGCTGGAATTGATTTGAATTTGTCCTCAATGTCTTCCCATAGTTCTGTCAAATGCTCAATAGCTGAACACTCATCTAATAAGCGTTTTAACTCACCTAATTCTTGCGAGTTGATTGTCGCTTGTGGTTCTGCTGGCTTTGGAACAAACGCTTGCACTCGCTTTGATTCTTGGCCGTGTGTGTTGGTTGCGTCTGAATCTTTTGTGTCATCTAAAGCAAATAATCCATTCAAAGCATATTTGCGTGAATAAGAACTTGATGCTCCAGTAACTTGCGAACCATCCATACCTTTTTTGGATTCTTCTTCTCTTGCAAATCCCGTTGCTGAATACGTTTCCTTTCCGTTTGTAAGCGTCGCAGTTGCTTTGATGTAGAATCGTCCATCCATTGCGATTATCTCGTCGCTTAACGTGATTGAAAATCCTTTTGAATTTACAATTGGCTTGACTGCTTCCAGAATGTCTTCTGCTGAACGATACTTGTATTTCCCGAATGAATTAAATTGTCCTTTAGGTGCTTTGACCTCACTTTGGATTTGTGCTAAAAAATTGATTTTGTTTTCCATTTTATTAAGGTTTGAAATTGTGCTGGAATCCGCCAGCACTCGGATTTTTAAAATATAAATTGACAAGAATCTAAATTTAAAATTTCTATTGATTTAGATATTTTTTCCTTAGGTAATTTTTTGCAAAATTCAACTTTACCATTAATTGATAACATAAATTGAAATTTACTATTTTGAGATATTGATATACACGAATCATTTTCATCCATTGAAAAAATCAATATTTCATTAATTTTATCATTTTGAATGCTAAGTAATAACCAGTTCATGTCTACAACATCTTGTAATTGTAAATCTGCGTTTACTAAATTTAAATTTTTCATTTTTTGAGTTGTTTAATTGTTTGTTGAACAAATATACAAAAACTTTTTAAATAAAAAAACTTTTATAAAATTATTTTATAGTTAATTTTATTGATGTCGAACTTGATTTTGCTGGAGGGAATAATTCAATTACTTCTCCATCATCTGTCAATATTTGAGTTTTTGATTTCAACGCTTTTAAGAAATCCTCATGTTCTTTTTGCTTGGACTTCAATGCAATGATTTGATTTTCCAATTCATTCCAAATTTGACTGGCTGAATAATCGTACTTTGTTCCAACCTCTGCTTGTGCAAATTCAACTCCTTGCACAAATGTTTTTTGTCCTTCAAAATTTGCTATTTCTGATAAACAAACTTTTTTGAATCCAGATTCCAATTCTTTACAAAGATGCTGAACCTTTGCAACAACCGCCAGTTGCTTAATTGGGTCAATTGCATTTTCTACAATTTCAGATGCAAATAAAGTGATTTCTTTTTTTGATAAATTTGCAACGTTGTTGCTTGCTAATTCGATGTTATTTTCCATTTTAATTGATTGTTTAAAGGATTAATAATTATTGTAGTTCGGGTCCACTATCCATAAAATTGTAAGGATAAATAAACAGATAACGATAAGTTTAAACTCCCAAAGTTTATCGTATAAAAAAAAGTTGATAATTTTCTTTTTCATGATTTTAGTTTTTATCGCAACAGATTTCAAAGTTATGTTTTGCGTGTTTAAAATAAGCCAAGTTGGAAGTCTCATCACATAAGTTCCAACCTTTGACCATTAATTCTTGTGTAATGTTTATTCCGAATTGATAACGTACCGAAGAAAATGAAGAATTAATTCCAATGATTTCTTCCACTGGCAAGTTCTGGTTTTCAAGTTCCCAGACTGATGATTTGATTTTTTGTAAAAAGTTCATTTTGATAAGGTTTAATTGTTGTGGAAGAATCCGCATCCACTCGGTTTTTAAAATTTAAAATTATCGTTAAACATTTGAGATTCTTTTAATAAGAATGCAAAAACATTAGTTTCAATATTTTCTGTTTGATATTCAAACATCATCATCATTTCACTTATTGAATCTAAATAATTGATTTTGTCAATCATATTTAAAATACGATAAGACATATATGATTGATTTTCTGAAGTAATTAAGTTAGTTGTCATTTTGATAAGGTTTAATAGTTATACCGATTTGGTATTACAAATATACCAAAACTTTTTTAATAAAAAAACTTTTATCAAAATATTTTTAAATTATTTTAAAAAAAAATTCCCACCGACAAAATCAGAGGGAATTAAAGTACAACCAATTAAACCTATTTTTAAAATGAAAAACAAATGTACTTAAAAAATATTGGTAATTTATTAAATATGTTTCCAAGTATTTCTTTTGATAATCTTTCTTAAAGTTGAATAAGGTATATTATTAAATTTTATTTTAGTATCAGATAAACCATTTAAATCATAAAAATTTCTTATTTCAATTACTTGTCTCGAATTCAATTTAGCATTATGATGATTATCACCTTGTTTAACTGGTATTTTATTTTTTAAAATATGGTATGAATGTTTTGAATTTTCAGAATATGTAATAATTTCTAAATTTTCTAAACAATTATTTTTTTTATTTCCATCAATATGATTTACATTAAAACCTTTTGGAATTTCACCCAAAAAAGTATTTACTATTAATCTATGAACATAAAAAGATTTTGAACCATTTGGCAAACTTAATGAAACTTCTAAATATCCATTCTTTTTAGTTTTTGGTTTTAAATTTTTTATACCAATTTCTCTTTTACCACCATTTGTATTATTTTTTACAAATGAATTAATTCTTTTAATTTCTCCTTTTGAATTAGATTCGTATAAATCAAAAGTATTTGGAATAATTTTATACATATATTTTTTTATTTAAATATATCCATATTAAGCCAAATATCAAAATAGTTGATTATATTTTTTTAGTTAAATCAAAATAATAATCTGTGTGGCTAATTTCTCCAGTAAATTTTGGAACAATCTGAATTGAATAACCTGAATAACAATCTCCAAAATTATGTTGAACCCAAGCAGATGGAGGTGCAAAACTCATATAATTTCGATAATCAAACTTCTTTGTTCTTGAATATCCAACTCGATGCAAATCTCCTTTTTCTAAATGAATAAATTTAGATTTTATATTATAATGTTCAATGTAATCATTAATAAATGTTGTTGCTTTATCATTTAATTCAAATGGTAATCCTTTAAACATATATTGCGAATCTTTCCCGTGCGTTAAAATAAATGTATGTTCTCCATATTCAAAATGCTCCATAAATTTTTCAAGAATATAAAATTCAACATCAGATTTTTCATAAGTTCTATTAATAATCATTTGAATAGCCATATTAGCTATTGATGCAAAACTTCCAGAATGATTATCATTTGCAACATTTCTAATAATAATTTGATTTGCTATTCCAGCCTTAATACAATTTTCAATTAAAGTTAATTTGCCTTCTACGAATGTTTTAAATGATTGCTCGTTTGTCATATTTTGTGGCAATTGATGACCTCCTCTTGTTGTCAATCCATTATATCCATCTAAACCATCTCCTAAATCATCAATTAATAATAAATCAAAAGTTCCATTATGCTCATATTCTTTTAATAATGAATTAAATACTTTATCAAGATTATCCTTGAATATTTGCTCATTGTATTCGTAAGAAAATAAAGATTTATTATTTGGATTTGGCTCTAATCCAATGTGCATATCTGATAATGTAGCCTTTATTGCTTTAGGAGTTGCAACAATATTTTTTGGAATTACTCTAATTGTATCAGGATTATAAGATTCAATTATTTGAGTTAATTGTTCAAAATAACTTTTTTCATCTTTATCTAATCGGACCGAAACGGAATATTCTTTTGTCTTATCCCAGTACATTGCAACATCTCCAATGTCAATGCCTCGTTCTTCACAATGATTTGCCAGTCCGCTATGTTCTTTTTTTATATTAGCTAAATGCTCATATTTTGCCCAATTCTTGCGTAATGTTTCCGATGAATGATAACCATGTTTTGCAGCAATTACTTTTGAAGCTTCATGTTTTGAGTTAGTTTTGCCAGAGTTGAAATATTCAATCATCTCGATAATCAAATCTTTGTATTTAACTTTCATTTTATTGCTTTAAAATACACGTAAATAAACAAAATTAATCCTTCAATCAACAATAAAATGTAAACCCAATCAGGAACTCTATATTTTACAATCTCTTTATTAACGTATCGAATGTATCTTTGATTTGATTTATTATTGATTTTAGTAGATTCATTACGACTTGAATCCAAAGAAATAATGCTTTGTATTTTACCTTTTTTAGATTTGATTTCTATAAAGCCATTTGGCACCCTTAATCTTGAATAAAAATTTGTCAAGATTCCATTTGAATCGCAAGGACTTTCAATTATCAAAGTATCCCGAATCATTGAAAATTTTTCAACGATTTTTATACTTTGAAAAGTATCTGTTTTAATCGTTTCTTTTGTGTCTGTTAATGTGATTGTTCGCTTGCATGAAAATATCATCACACAAGCCAAAAGAATAAGTAAATTTCGCATTATTTAGATAAATATAGGTTCGCTTCCGCCTCTCTTCTTTTGCTTAATCCAACAAGCACCTTGCCAGCACTTCGATTCCATTTTAAAAACTCGGCTTTAATTGTCAAATCGTTTGGATCTAAATTTACTTTTTTGATCAATGTTGATCTTTGTAAATTACCTACGCCAATGTTGTAAGCCAATAACACCAGTGCATCAAATTGGTTCTGGTTAATATCATCCCTACAAAACGAATCCACCGCCTTCTCATAACTACCCAATAACATAACAAGCATTTCATTCGCTTTTTCTTTTGTAATTGCTAAATCAGTTTCTTTGACTTTTTTGCCATCTGGATAATAAGTATTTCCGTATCCAATAGTCCAAATACCTCCAGCACATTTATATGGCTTTAAACTAAGGCCCTCAAATTTTTTTAATAGTTCTAATCCGTTTTGGCTTATCTTGCTTACCTTCATCCAATCCAAGTTTATTTTTTAAATCCGCATTCTCACTTCTAAGTTGATGCACCTCTGTTGTAAGTGCATCAACCTTGTCGCTTAATTCTTTGACTTTATCATTCATCTCTTGGGCCGTTACTTTCCACATCGCAATAATTTCTTTTGTGTTGGCAATTTCGCTTGCATTAATATCAAGATTTTCTTTTCGCTTTCCTACTAACCAACCAATAAATGCAGTAAATGCTCCAGTAATCGAAGGAACTAAAATATCGTCAAAGTTCATCTTTTAATTAGCTAATTGTTCCAAATATGCTTGCTCGTAATCCGCATCTATTGACGCTCCAAATGAATGAATGCCAACTGGTTCACACCAAATTTTGTAAGATGCAAATGAAGGTAATTCATCAACTTGCCAAAGAATGTCAACCGAAAATTTATCGGACAAAACTACTTCTTCTTCATTTTGCGAAACGATTAAATGTCCAATTTCCACAACTGAATTGACTATTTCACGATTGTAAAATATTTCTGATTCTTCGCCGATTGTAATTGAACTTTGCAATTCAACTTTTAATTCTGCCCATTTTGCTGGAGTAAATTCGTATTTTAAAAATTTCATGTTACAAAGATGTTAAAGTTACTAATTCTTGGTCTGATAATCTTGTTTTCCAAAGGATTGCAGAATTTATTCTGTGTCCATTTACTTCGTTAATATTGGTAAAATTACCAAGATAAACCGTTGTTAAACTTGTTCCAAATGCAGTAGCAGTGTATGTAAATGATTTTACAAGAACTCCGTTTAAAAATACTTGCATTGAACTGCTATTGTATTTAACGGCTAATTTAGTTCTTCCAGATGTGTAAGATAAAGTTAAATCATCAAGTAATGATGTATTATTTGCTCTAAATTGAAAGCGATATTTAGTTCCCGATGCAAGTGCTGATTGTGCAATAACAATTCTATCGGTATAATTTGCACCAAATAAACCCAACGTGATAATATTTCTTATTGTTGTATCTGGAATGTTGTTCAAATCAAAATCAATAAAAATTGTTCCTTCTGTTTGACCGATTAAAGTAGTTGCAGTATTGTCATAACATTGGTCTGCATTTCTTGTTACCGATGCAGTTGTTGTTGGAATGTAAGATGTAGAAAATGAACCAACCTCTAATTGAATGCCCCAGATAGTGCGAACCGAACCAACACCAGCACCGTTTGAAGTTCCATTTGTTGATAGTGTAGGATAAAAATAAGTACCAGCAAAATTATGTCCCGTTTCTGATGTAGCAGTTACTGAAAATCTCCAATAAGTTCCATAATCTTCACTTTTAAAGGTTGGAGTAATTGTTGAAGATGCGGATTGTAATAATTGGCCAGTAGTTTCATTCCAATAGAACCAAGCAGATTTACTAGTTCCACCAAAAAAAGCAATACGACCACCACCAAAATTTGTTCTTGTAGTTTCTTTTTTTATGAAAAAAGATAATGTAACAACTTGTAAAGCAGTAATTGAACCACCACTATTAAAGTCTTTAAATGTTCCTCCAGTTGTATCAACGAATGTATCAGCAGTTGTTGTGCCATCTGGAGCAACAGAAACATTTCCAACGATTGTAGGTGCATTTGTTTTTGTCCAAGATGCACTTGTTATATCTTGACTTTGAACTTGTAAATTTGTTCTTTGTGGCTCAATTAATAATTTTGGACAAGAACCTCCCAAGTAATCTAATCTTGGTCTGTTTGCCAAAACGGATTCGATTAATCCAGCAGAATTGATACGAGTTGCAGTATCGCCCGTGCGAGCAAATGTCATATCTCCCGTGCCATCTGTAGGAACAATGGAATACAATTTTGAGGTCTTATAAGCGTTTGGCGTTACAACCAAAGAAGCGCTATCAATTAAATTCATATTTATAATGTTTTAAAATTCATTAAATTATTAATAAGGCATTGTTGCGATTCAAAGATTCCAGAATCTGTTGAAACACGACTTTGAAAACTTAAATTGATTTGAAATAAACCACCAAAAATATCAGTTTCTCCAGCCCAAGATATATTTTGCGATTTGCCCCAAGAAATAGCATTATTGTAAGCGCCTAAACCCCATCCAATATTGTTATTATTTGCACCTTGTCCCCATCCTATATTATTTGCCATCTTCTAATTTATTAAGATATATTTTCAACTTTTTAATATTTTCAGCTTTTGGCTTGTATGTTTTACAATTGCCAGCCAGCGAAGTACGAATCTTTTTCTGGATAAACATCTGCATTGCTATTTGTGTTATATTCGGGAAATAAACTCTGGTTAAAACTCATGTAATCAATGAACCTTCTTGAATAACTTTCCGCAATTGACCTTTCTTTTTCAACTAAAAAATCAACTTCATCTTTTGAAACCGTATCAGAATTTTCAGAATTATGCTTGTAAATTCCTTTGTTTGCAATCGTGTAACTTGCAAAAGGTAAAAACTCAACCATACTCCAATGAATTAACATTGGTTTTATGTAAACGTTTGTCAAGGTTAAATAATTACCAGTCAAAGTTCCAGCTACAATATCATTGTTAATTTTGTTAAATAGCTTGGTTCCTAAATAGTTTTGCAAATGAATGTCTTGTGCAACCTTAACCCATTGCACAAAATTGTCCACATCAATGTTACCATTTAACGCAGTAAATTTTACTATTTCATCACGACTAACAAATAATGCTTGTGCCATCCTTAATTCTGTTTTGGTAAAAATCCTTGATTTGGCATGTTGATTGGCTTTGTATAAACCAACTTGTTATTTGTTGGTAATATTTCGCCCGCTTTTCTTGCCTCCGCTGGAGTGATTTGTTTTGCATCTTTTCTTCTAGGGTCGTAAAATCTTCTGTATGTTTCGCGAACCCAAAAATGGTGGCATGCGCCTCCGCCTTTATATAAAAATATGTCGTAAGTGTCCGCACCTCTCGGGCCCCAGCCTGGATTTGTTGATGCACTTTCGCTCATCCTTGCAATGTCTTCTTTGCGATACAACTTGTTTAATTTTGTCATCTTAACACAAAAAGGTCTTGATTTGTCGGTTGTGTCTCCAGCATAACGATATCTTGAAATAAACTTTTGACCATCTTGTTCACTTTTAATGTTTGGCCTTGCTACACCAGTAGTAACAAATTCGTACATCTTAGATAGCAAAGATTTTTTTGGATTGTTTAATAACTCAATTTCTGCATCCAATTTGGCTTCCTCTTCCATGTCCTCAACTTTATGCGAATCAATTAACTCCCATTCGTTTAAATCTATTTCTTCTCCATATTCTTCCAAATCAATTTCATCCAAGTGAGCCGATAATTTAACTCCCGTTTCTTCTTCCATAGTAGCCTTGTCAACGACTGGGCTCAAATCAATGAACTCCAGCGGTTGCAAGGTTTTGAAATAAAGATTTAAACTAATTTTGTTAAAACTTAAAACTTTTTCAATGCCATCAATGTAGGTATCTTGGAAATAACGAATAACCATATTGTCGAATAAAGTAATCGCATTTTTTAACTCATCTGCATTGGAACTAAATCCGTTTGCTGAAGGAATTCCAAATTGCAAACCAGAAACAACACCGTGACCTAACAATATTTTACTTCTTGATTCTTCCGCTAAATATTCGTAATGCTTTGGCGCATCATTTAATGGAATTGAATCGACCGTAGTTTTTTTAGTCTCATCATTGTTAAATGATACAACAATTTTCTTTCCCTTAGAACCCGTTAAATTTGCAGTTACTTGATTTGTTATTAATTGTCTTTTTTCTTCGTCTGGAATGCCATTATTAAAGTTTACAACAGATGTTGGACTGAATCCGTTTTGCACATCGTTAATTAAATAATCCGCAATCTCTTCTTCTAATTTTGCGTATGGCAATGAACCAATATAATCAACATTTGAATAATATTTTTGACCTACTGAATAGTTTCCAATAAATAAAATCTCCAAAGTTTTATCGCCAAATCCAAATGCTGGAATACGAACGGGAACAAATTTTTTAATATCACTCCAATTGTCTGAATAATAATAACCCGTAATTTCTCCCTTTTCGTTGCACTTTTCCGCTCGCAATGATTGTACTGGAATATGCTCTATTCTAACAATCGCATCTTTTGTTTTATTGTAAATCAATTGCATTGCAAATTGTCCAAGCAATTTTAAATCTGATATGGTTTTTTTAACCACATCTTTTCTAAAAAGCATAACCATTTGAGCATATTCGTTCGGCTTTTTGTTGGAATCTGTTGCATCCAATCCACGCCCATAAATCAACTTAGAAATATTATTGATAACCGCATTATTTGTAGTCGAATTATTGTAGCGATCAATCAAGAATTGATAATAATTGTTATCTTCGCCAAATTCAACCCAAGCGTTTCTGTTCGATTCAATCGCTTTTGGAGCATTGTATGCCTCAAGCTGAATAAAATGTAAACCGTTATTATCTTTCTTATTCATAGAAAATTATGTTTTCCGAATGCTTAATATATTCGTCTTTATTTACGCTATACGATTCAATGTTTTGATTTGTAACAAAAACTTTATCGTTATGAACTACCACACTATTAAAATCAAATAAATCTAAAAAAGTGTATAGGCAAGTTTCTGCCTCATATTCTCCCTCATCCGCAACCACTCTGGCCCCGAAATTATCAATT